AGTTTGACAATTTTTTACTTCTAATGGCAACCTGACATAAGCCCCCGATGCGTTAGCGGAAACCGCAGTGTAGTCCTCCGTATCAAAATGGTAAATCATCAATTGGTTCAAGTTGTTGTGGTTTGACTTTTAAATAATCAGCAAAGACTTTCAACGGGTTTGACTTTTCAAGCATCTTTTTTAGTTTGTGTTTTGCCCTCGTTTGATATGAATTGACATCAGATGTAATCTGCTTGTAAAATTGCTCTCTGTTGTAATTCCATAGCAAGTAATAAAACGACCAAGTTGGACTTAGCTCCATCGGCTCATGTGTAATTAAACCTTCAATTTGATTGACTATTCTGCCGTTAAATGCTTCGTATTTGAATGTCGGATACCAGTCTTCGTATCCGTCAAATATTTTTAACTTGTCAAAGTATGACAACTCGCCCATTGGTTCGTGAAATAATGCACCGTTCAAAATGTATCGTTTCAAAACAACTCGCTTAGTTTGATAAACTCCTTTGTCGCAATTCCAACAAGCATTTCCTGTATCGTGGTTTCCTTTCCCATCACATGACCAACATTTCTTTTTTATTGTCTGTAAATCATAATCAGCTTCATGTCCATACTTTTTCAGTATTTCGTTTTTTAGCTTGTAAAAAGATTGTTTGTAATGCCATGCTCCGGCACTATTGCAAACCCTTAAAGCGTATAAATGTGCTTCCGGTATGTCTGCATTTTCTTTGAATGGAATTATTATCTGTTTCATATCAAAAATTTGTCGTTAATCAATGCGGCATCCGCTAACATGGGCTACACAAAAGAGGCGGTGAAGTGCTTCTAATGTAGTGCAGTCGTATGTTTTAGTGTCGTTTTTCATAATTAGTTTTGTCGTTTAAATCGCATCCTTCGTGTAGCCCAATCCCGTTAGTAGCAAATAAAAATCGCCAACGCTCCTGTGTTTATTCTAACTTTAATTTTGTTCCTGTGCATTTAATTTTAACTACTGTCTTTGTAAAAAAATCTTCTGGCACTTCAAAAAAAGCACATAATCCAAGCATAGTAACTAAGCAAGGAGTTAAATCGCCTGTTTCAAATTTGCTAATAGCCTGTTTTGATAATCCTGTTTTATCAGCCAATTCCTGACAAGTTAAACCATAGTAAAACCTTAATAGTTTCAGTCTTTTCGGCAAAAATAATGGTGAAAAATCTTCTGTTTTCATTTTATATAATTAACATTAAGTTTCAAAAGCTCCCCTTCGGTTTTTATCAGCTACTAACATAATCCTTGCGCAAATTGGCAAGTACTGTGTTTGCTAAAAAGCCAATCAGCGCAAGGCTTCGGCTCGTTATAAAACATTTATTTCTTGCTTTTTTGGCGAACAGCCTTAACAGCCGTGCGCTCCAATATCCCTTCTACATAGTTTTTGAAATTCGTCCCTGCTTTTATAGCCATGATACTTAAATTCTCTATGGCTTGCTCCGATAGGTTAATCTGTTTTGGTTTTTTCATTGTTTTTTTGATTTTAACAACTGTTCATAATCAGCATCGGTCAATTCTCTTTCTTGCGCATCAACAAACTTTGCCTGTGCTTCGGCTAATGTGATATTAGCAATCATGTGTTTGTCGTTTGCAGATGAATTAACCAACCTCCAATACAGGTTGCTTCTACCATCGGGATATTGAATGTGCATGAACCGAACCAACTGCATAAAGTTAGGATTGTTCGGGTGCTTGTGGCTTGTCCAGTCGGTTTGCTTTTCGCCAAATCTGTTTGTGATAGTTTCCATTGTTTTGAGTTTTGATTTATAATGTAAATATATACTATATATACGATATACACGCTATATATGTTGCATTATTTTCACTCATATTCGTAACTACTTGATTATCAATACTATTAAATACATAACAGCCCGCCAAAAAAGCCCAAAATAAACGATTTTATAACATCGGGAGTAATCTTCATTCCATTGCAAAGAGCGTTGTATGTTGGTATAAATGGATAGACTTTAAATGTTTGTTCCATGACGTTTATTTTTTTTGATGGGTGATGTGCTTATTCATAGAGAACTTTTTTTAATTTTTTCCCACGCTCTTTCAAAAACAAATACGTTTCAGATTTACATTCATCAATTCCGTTGTTCGCATCTATGATTGATTGTTCAACATAAATTGTAACTGCTTGCTTTGGGTCAGCAGCAGGCTTCCTGCCTGCACCTTGCCTTGCTCCTCCGTGTTGAAATTTCTTTGCCATTTCATTTAGTTAATTCAATTAGTGATTGTTTGTGCCTCTCCAAACAAGCCGAGTAGCTTGCAACTCGTTCATTCGTAAAGAGTGTAACTGCGTGTTCAATGTCAATCGGTGCAGCTTTGTAGTATCCGGCAGTTCTCTTACTGTTGCGACCTTTTAAATGGAGGTCAACGACAAGTGTCACTTGTTGTTTATCGCAGTAGTTCTTAATTGTAAGTGCGTAGCCAGTGATTGTTTCAGGAATTGATTTACCAAATTCTTTGCGAACAACAACATTGTTGAGCGCATTTGTAATCTGCTCTCTAACCTTCGGCTCTTGCCATTGGTAAGTAGCCATCTCTTCAAACTCTTCAACAATTTTACGAGCATTTTCAACTTTTTTATCGTTCAATTCTTTTGCCTTTTCAGACGTCATAAATTCTGTTGCAAAAGCAATTCCTTCCTCTTTACAAAGGGCAACCAATGTGTTAATTGTAATCACTTCAAGGTTGATTCCCGGAACATTGTGACCGTCTGCAATACAGTTGAATGTTTTACCTTTGAAAGTTGCAATTCCTTTCAAAATAATTCTCAAATGGCAAGTGTCAAATGATTTGTAAGATGCTCCGATTGGCAGGTTAGGGTAGTTGTCCCAAGTACCCCAATTAAATTGACCTTCTAAAGCATACCAATTAAGGATGTCTGTTACATTTCTGATTGTTAATTCTACTTTTTTCATTTTTTTTGTTTTTAAATCAAACACTTCATTGTGTTTGATGGGTACAAAGATAGGCATTAATTTTGAATTAACAAACATTTTTTCATTTTTTTTTCAAAATAATTGTAATTAATTGATTTTCAATATGAATAATTTTTGCCCACCCCACAAAAAAATAAAAAATTACCGAACTTCGTGAATAGCATCAAAATTAACTATTGCTAAAGTACACATACTGATTCTAACATACTCTAATTATCATTGTTTCAAAATCAATTTCTATAAATTGCGGTCTGCACATCCCATCTTTATCTATGTTAAATTCACTTTTAATAATCCAACTCCTTCCGTTCCATTCTTCGCAGCTATTAATTTCAATCAGTCCGGTCACCGTTTTGTTTCTGCATTCCATGCCATCAACAGCAACCAATTTCTCTATTTCAAATTCACTTAAATCATCGGTGTAAACCTCCCATTCTATTGATGCAACTACTTTTGTAACGTGAACCGAAATTGATTTCATACCCCAACTCCTTGATTCAGGCTCTAATAACCAATCTATATAGCAAGTTTGTTTATATGTATAAATGTCCACATCCGGAACACCGAAACATTCACTCAAACCGTAAACAGTGCAATCATCAGTAGTGGTTTGGTAATCGTAACCCAATATAGTTGCCATCACTTTTTTGTTTTATTTTTTTTTTGGCCCACCAAACAGCTATTGCATAATCCTGAATTAACAACTATTAATCTAATGCAACCGCATTTAACACATTCGCCTATGTGGAATTCAAGTGAACTCATATTTTAATTTTAAATATTTTTTAATCCGCTCCTTTCTACACAACGTTTTAAAATATGCTTCATTTTGAATAAGCTGATTATATTTCTTTTTATCTTTAATTTCAGCTTGTAGTTTTAATTTAAAACACTCAATAAAGATTCTCTTTTCTTCATTAGTATCTTCTATTTCACCTATCTTTTCAAGGTGTAAAAACAATTTATCCCATGCCCATATAAATGGCATTTTTTTACTTTCTGTTATCTGTTTTATAAATAAATCATACGACTGTTCATCAGTGAGTGTTTCCCTTCTTTTTTCTTCAATTTGTACAAATGGTTTAATCTCTTTTGCTTTTTCATATTTATGCCTTTTATACGAAGCTATAATGCGACCAAATAGCTCCGCATTAAATACCTGATTGTATAAGTCTGTTCTTACATCTAATTGCCCTGTAATTGCTAATGAGAATGCTTCTTTTATTTCATCGTATTTAAGTTTAGAATGATATGTATTAATAAAATCAATCAATACTTCTTTTGCAAATCCTGTTGGTATTTTGTTCTCTGGTAATCCCAATAACGTAAACACATACATCATGGTTGCCATTAGCTCAGGATTGTGCAAATTCTTTGAGTTTATTTTCGATTCTTTGTTGGATTGTAAGTCCATTGCTTTGTTGTTTTAATTGCTCATTATATTCTTTTATTAATTTCGGCCTATTGTCCTTCAAGTCTCTCAACATCCAATTCTTGGCTGTTGCTATCCAATCTTTCTTCTTATTGCCCTGAGCTGACCAATTCTTGACAATCTCATAATAGTATTGCGTGTCAAAACAACTGTATTTTTCATCTGCCCGTATTTTTTTTTCAAATTTTTCAAATTCAAAAAATTCGCAATCTTTAAATAAAATGTTTCCCTCACCTTTTACCCTTTTCCCCTTACCCTTACCCTTACCCCTTACCCTAATAATATGCTTATCATTAATTAATGATTGCTCAATCATTGTGTAAAGATTGTATTTTATCAACTCTTTTCTTACCGATTTAATCATCGGCTTATTTGATAATAAGCCACTTGGGTACTGAATCTTCAAAAAACTGGGTATAAAATAAAATTTTCCGCAATCAATTACTTTTTCGCCAAAAATTTTCATAAAATGTTCCTCGTCAAGATTTGTATTGCAGAAATAGTTTAGGTGACGAAACCCCTTCTGCCATACGCCTGCGATAGAACAGTTATCAATTAAATATTGCCATACGATTCTATAATCATTGGTTAATGATAAATACCAATCGTCTTTCCATTTGTTCGTTTCAGTGAATCGTAAAGACATATTTTGTGATACTCCCACGCCTAAAGGCAGTGGGCTTTCTGGCGAATTACTCGTAATTTTTTGTTATTTTAAATTTTTCTCTGTTCAAAAAAATTTGTGCTCTATGTGGCTTAAAATGCAAGTATTGGCCATAAGTTTTAAAATAGGAAACAGAACATTCATAAAGCGTGTTTTCATCCTCATCAAGAATTTTTATTTCTGAACATTCTAAAAATATAATTTTATTAAACGCCTCAGCATCAATGCCCCAAGAATTGGTCTTATAGTGCAAATGTTTGTTTTTGGAAACTTTTTTATAAAATTTCCCTTTAAATATATGCCCAACGGTGCAAACCTTGCCTTTTTCTTCTATAATTTTTATTGTTTCCATATTAAAACTGAATATTTTTTTTTATTTCCAACACATAACTATCTCTTAATTCAATGGCTTCCTTAATTCTGTTTTTAATGAGTTCTATACGATTATCATCTCGTTCAACGATAATTTCGTGATACAATTCTTTTCCTTTAAATATAACATAATTAAAAAAATAGCATTTATTAGAATTAGTACACAGCATCTGCATTTGCATTTGGTCGTAATAGACCTTATCAATCGCTTTTAATCCATCTTTGATTAGCCTAAATAGTTTAGTTGGTCGAGGGCATTTTATCTCCAAACAAGCATCATTTCCAACTAAACCATCTGGAGAAGCACCGGCATGTTCTCCATAAGGGAAGAATGTAGTTTTTTGAACTTCTATAAATTCAAGTGCCTTAATCGCCTTAAATTTATCAAATGCAAAAGGTTCTAATTCAATACCCCTCTTTATATCAAATGGAACAAAATCTTCATCATCACTTGAACCAAAAACAATTTCACATGCTTTTTCAAAAACATAGCTTTCTCCTGTTTTGCCCACCCCTTTATCTGCTAACAATTCTGAAATTCTTGAGGCTGTAAATCTACCTAAACGAGCCTTGTACCAATCATCACTCCTTTGTTCCATAAGCTAAATATTTTATTTTTATTTCGTCTGCTATTTGATACAATCTTTCTATTTCTTCAATAGTAGCGTTTGCTTTTTTTGCTTTTTCAAAATTCGCTTCTGTAAAAAATGGTTTTGCCTTATTAGGTTGAACCGGTTTAATTCTTACCCCGCTTACTATCTCCCCTTTCATTTTAACATTATCATCAATATACAATTCAATTGGAATGTTCTTCCAATCTTCTACAAACGGGCTGCCACCTGCAAATGAGCGAATAATCTTTGAGTTCGTTGCATTTAAAACTAAAGGCTTTATGTTTTCAACAAAATAGGCAATGTTGTGATTTCCCTTCTTCCCTGCAACCAACACTCCTATCTCTTGCTTAACTTCTTTAATTGTGAAGATTAATTTCTTACCTTGTTCGATAAAATCTTCAAGGTCTGAACTCGATAGATGGTCAGACTTAAATACTGCTCTGTAGTGATGTTTCTTTTTCATCTTTTTTTTAATTCTTGTTTAAATAATTCGATGCAATTCTCGTGTAAAATATCTTCACCTTGTATATTGAAATCATTGTTCTTCAATTTTTGCAAATCAAAGCCGAGAACTCCTTCCACTTCGCAAAATATACAAATAGCTTTTTTAACCTCTTGCTCTTGTTGTATATGCTCTTGAGAAATTTTAAGTAAATAGTTGTCCATTAGTTTTGATATTTAGAGTTGGCTAATAATCTTTCAGCAATTATATATTCATTCTGGATTGTTAAATCAAGTTTATTTTGTTTGGCAATGATTAGCAAGAATTGCAAGTGAACTTCGGCTATTTTGAAATCCTTCCCACACATTGGATTTAAGCCGTAATATTCATGAATGTGAATTAGTATTGGCATACATTCAGATACTGTCGAATTGTTTTTAAATTTTATTTTCATACGCTGTTTTGTTTTTTTTTTGACAAAAATATAAACTAAAACAATACGTTTTACAAAAAAATAAAAAAAAAGGCGTAAATTATTGATAATTAAATGAATAAAATTATGGAAATAATATAACTTAAATTATATTTTCATCCATTAATAGTTTAATTTCCCAATCTTTAAAATCATTATCTTTGATTTTTCGATTAAGAGTTGGTCGAGAGATTTTTAATAAATTGGCAACGTAGTTCTTTTTTATTTTACGTACAAAGCTTCTGCGCAAACGTGTACTTGTATTCATGTTTATATTTTTTTTGCAAATATAAACTTTTTTACACAAATGTAAAATATGATTATTTTCTGCGCGTAACGGTCATTATCTTTGTAAGTTCACGACCGCCAAAATAAAAAAGAAAAACGGATATAAGAAGGTATTTGAGTAATTCTACATAAGCATCATCCACATTAAAATTAATAGATGCAGAATCAGAAATTATAAGTCCAGAAAGAAACAACAATAAATAAACTAATGTATATGGTCGAATGTTCTTTGACATCCACGAATCCGAAAGCATATCCGATTTATGTCTTTCAGTTATTTGCTTAATCTCATCACGATATGTTTCTTCTTCAGCTAATTTTAATTCATTAGCTAATTTTAAAGCTTCAACCTTATCTTCGGGCTTCATATCTGGTGAATCATTTATTAATGTTGTAAGCATCTTTGCTGGCGGAAAATAATCATCCACTACATCTAATAATTTGGGTGCTTTTTCTTTTAAAAAAGATTTTATTTTATCAACCCGCTCTTTTACTTTTGGTTTCATTTATTCTGAATTAATTCTTGTTCGATTTTATTTAAACGCTTATAGTCATCATCTACAAATCCTTCTAATGTACCAAGTCTCTGATTTAAAATCATAATAGTTGAATCTTTAAGTTTATTTTTTTGCGAACAAGAAATAGAATCATTCTTTATTTTTGTTTCTAATTTTTCAACACGCGATGGGAGAGAAAAAAATCTATTCATATAATCCCAAACAAATCCACCAAAGGAAATAGTGATTGTACAAAGTATGGCCACAAAATATTTATCTATTATTTCTCTTATACGTTTCATGCGGATATTTCAAAGTGCATCCAATCATAATTCTTTTCTTTGCCCAAAGAAATAAATCCATGTTTATAAAATATATCAATCATAGGTTTATATTCTTCTCTTGCGAATTTAGCTGTTAGCCCTGTTGCTTTTAAAGGATTGTTCTCCGGGTCTAAATCTATAGCTATCCCCCAAGAATGTCTGCTCCAATCTGTGCCACCTCGCATCTTTCTGAAGCTAAAACAACCCCCATAAATATCTATGCCAAGTGCAACAAGTTTTTCATAACCATAATAAGATAGTAATTCGTTAAAAACAGCAATAAAAGCAACACTTACAGCCTTATGACAGCTAATTTTAATAACCCTTTTAGATTTATCCCAGGCTAATCTCATCGGGTAAGGCAATGTTATTGTTGTTAAATACCCTTCACCTGTTTCATTAGGCTCACCAAATCGTGATATTATTTCTTGAGTTGTTAACATAATTCTAAAATTTTTAAATCATCCTCTTTTGTATCAAAAATGTAAATGACTTTTAATCCATGCCCAGAAGCCAATATTTCCTCCGGTCAGAAAACCAGAAACAATCCACTTAAATTTTTTGTCCCGTTCAATGTATTTGTCATGTGAATTTACTTTTGAAGCAATACCTTTTACGCCAGCTTTTTCATTCCCGAAGACTGCAAAGTGCATCTCTGCCAAAACCTTTGATTGTTCATGTTGTTCGTCTCTTAATTCAATCAACAACTTTTCTATCTTTTCAAGTTCTGACATATTGCAAATATAACATTAATCTGTTAATGTATATCCCTTTAATAATGGCGTTGTTTTCTCGTCAATAAATAAATATCTTTCCATTTCTATACCATCGTGATAATAAATTGCCACTTTTTTATTCATAGTAAAAAATGTTTCTGAATGAATGATAAATATGTCTATAATTTTGCAAGTTCTCATTCGATATAAATTGAAGCGTAACACGAAATAGAAGTAGGATTAGTAGCCCATGTTGGCGTAATCCATTTGATTTCAAAAAAATCACCCCCTGACACAGCTATATTAAGTGCTGTGTTGTTAAAATAAGTTCGTGAAGCATTGTTTACAATAGCAGAACTAATTATTGTATCAAAAGAATTATTAAGCCGAAAATAAACCGTTGACGTTTCAGAAGAACCTGAAACTTGAATGAAATTTAGATAGACAGCTTTCACATTGCCTGATTTTGGTATGTAGATTCGTGAATTAGTCGCTATTGTGGTTAACACTCGGTCATACGCAAAACCGAAGTAATAAGTTGTCTCATCAAGAGGAGAACTTGATGAAGCGTATGCTTCCATTACATAGCTATTGCTTCCTGCTATTGTAGTACCTATTTGGAATCCCGCCCCATCATAGGTTAAATCATAAACTGTTCCCGGATTAATTGCCCCAGCTAATAAAGCATACCCATAACTGTCTGTTAATGGAACAGCACCTATAGAGTTTAAATTGATTGTACTTGCTCCTGTGTTTGTGTTATTAAACACAACACGTAATCGTAGTCCTTTAAAATAACCAATAATAAACGGTGACGCATAAGTAACTATGTATGTATCTGTTCCTGATACTGGGCTGAAATAAGTCGGAAAGTCATAATACATCAACTCATTCCATCTGTTTACCCCATCCCCAATCTTCATTAGACCTGTATCTATTTCATAGCCCTGTTGCCCTTGTTTTAGAAGGATGTTTTGTGATGTCCAATATGCTGATGTGTGCTTTAAAGGTGTCATCCGATAGCCCCCTCTTTTAAATCGCAACAAATAGATTTAATTACTGACTGCTGTCCTTCTTCAAAAATAACTGTGACTTTAGATAACCTTCTACGTTGTTTGTCTAAATATTCCGGCTCATAAGAACCACCTTTAGTAATAGGCTTCCTTTTAATTTCATAATCAGAATTATTGTTATTATAATCAGAAACCAAAAGTTTATCGCTCATCATTCCGTAAATTTTAAATCTATCATGCAAATATTTTTGATAATAACCTGAACGAAATTCATATTTCTGCAATGCTTCATCTTTTATTCTTTCTTGCAAGCCATTTTGATATTCATGTTTTATTTCTAAATATTCAGGAGTAGTTTCATATCCAAATAAACCATTAAGACGAACCGAATCGTACCAATAAAAACCACATATATCAAAAATTTTTCCTTGCGTATATTTATCTCCAATCTTGCCTGTTACCCATGCTTCAAATTTTACTGTGCCATGCGCTCTTAAACAATCCCATGCAAGTAATCTAAATTTTTCGCTCACTAAACAACCGGTTAATTCTTTCATCATGGTTTCAACTTTCAATCTATAAATACCATGACCAAATTTGTTATAAATGATTCCCCAATCTAATATGACACCTGAATAAGTAGTGTGGTTTGGTATGCTTGCAAGCGGGTAATATAAACCATAACTATTATCCGTTATTGTCGCAATATCATTCCAAGTTTCATTTGTACATTTTTGTAGTTTAAACGATATTACACCATAACTCGTGTTTGGGCCGTAAATGGCGAAGTCGACAAGAAAAGAGCTAAAATCATTTTCATAAAGATATGTGTTTGCCGTTGTAGAGTTAACATCCCATAATGCACTTCCCAAATATTCTATTGATGTTTCTTTACCAAACACTATATTTTCAATACAACATTCATCTATTGTTCTACATTCTATTGCATCGCAATCGCAAAGCGGTATAAATCCAATAACCTGTATTGGATTAAGTTTTATTTTAGGCACACCACCATGACCACCGCTGCCATCGTCTCCTGCGTGAGTATCTCCTTTGCCTGTGGCTGGGGCAAGTATCGGTGTGTATGGTACGTCTATCGGCATATTGTGTATGTCTATTTATGTATATCTATATCCCAATCGTGGATAAATTAAAATTTTTTCAACATCAAATTTACTGCTGTCAAAATAACCTGAAACAACAGCTTTATTTGCAGCATTATAAACATCTATAGTTACATTTCCATTTGCCAAAGAATAATCTGCTATAGGGTCAGGAGTTGTAGGCTTCCATGGCGAATCCGATTCAGAAGGTATTTCTGATGAGGCAAATCTTCTTGAAAATATTCCGCCACCATGTTGAAAATCTGCAAACATTATCCCATAAAATTTTGTATATGAAGCCGGGAAAGTAGTTATCGTTCCAAAACAAGTAAAAGTCGCTTTTATCAATGTCGGATTATCTTTATCAATAGCCTTTATCTCTGTTAACCCATCTTCAGTGTAAAATTTAACATCAACTGTAAAATCAGGAGCAAGTTCAGGCGTACCACCGCCCTTAATTACTCGCATATCTGTTTGTACTTGATATTCATTTTCAAAACCATCATACCCTTCAATGAAACAAGTAAATGTAAATTTCAAATTCCAACCATTTACAGATGAATAATTCGACCATTGATGCGTTACATTTTCTATGTCTTTAAAAATATCATAAGCAGCACCCTCTGCTAATTGAATGACCTCTCTCCAATATTCATAACGAAGTACTAATCCATACTGCAATTCAAATCCTTTTTTGCTGCCGTTATCTAAAGTATAATCTCTGAATAATTTAACCCTATTTCTTGGGTCATCATCGTATGTTATAAATCCTCTTGTCTCATTAATATCTATGGTTTGAATGCCAAGTAATTTTCTAAACCTACTTGTGTCCATGTCTTTTTTCTCCAACACAAAATCTTGATAGCCACTTTTTTCGGCTTTAACCTGAACTACAATTTTGTTAATTGTTGGCCTTATGTCTGTTGATTCTATCGCACTAAATGGGGTTACAGAAACAATTGGCCCCAATAATATAACAGTTGGCACTATGCCTTCATAAATGCCCCCAGGATTATTAGTAACAACTTCCAAAATCCAAGTCATTGATGCCCCTATATAAGTTAATTCACAGGTAAATTCGGGAAAATACATATCAAGAAAATTTTGAAAATCCGATTTTGACAAACTTACATTTGATGAATCGAAAGTAATCGAAGGTGGTATTGCAGGAATACCATTTATTTGATACGTTAATGAAAATAATGATGAGCCTGTAAAAGTCGCTATTGATTTGCATTTGCCATAAAAACCTGTTTCGACTAAAAAAGGTATTCTAATATAAAAAGGGTCGCCTTCAAATCCAGCAATCTCGCCTACGTTGTTTGTGTTTTCGTAAGGATATGGATAAACCATAACCCCATTACTTGTTAACTCAAATAAATCTGCATTTGTTTTATCATAATCTGCATTTTCAAAATCACAAAGTACAGCAACCCTATCTACTCCTCTTGTAGTTGTAATACTTTTTCGTTGAGTGGTGACAAAAAAACAATAAAACCTATTGTCATCTGATTTGCTCTTTAGTAAATTTTTTATAAAGTTAGAATGATTAATAGTAAAAGTTAACGTAGCATTATAAACATCTACAAATGCGATGGAATAGTTAAATATGCTTTGATAGTCACCTGCGCTTTCTCCATCAATAGCCGATGCTCCTATAGAATTAAATGCCCTGTCAAATAAATAATTTTTCTTTAATACGTTATTTGTGTTAATGTAATCTTCTTCGTTTAGCGGACAATAAAAATAATGCAATACTAAATCAGTAGGCATAGCACCTGTTGTAAAGAATCCAGATTTAGAATGAAGTTTTATTGTTACATCAACTGACTTATTTATGTCCAAGCGTTCTAATGTATTTGAGCCTGAAACATAATCAATAGAAACCACTTCATATTCTGGTTTTTTACCGTTCGGGTCTCTGTCAAACCAAACGGTCAATCCATCTAAACCATTTGTTTCTATTGTGTGCGCAACTTCGGAAGTATCAAAATCATATTTAGCATCTAAACGTGCAACGAATTTTAACGCTTCTTCGTCTTGAAAATATTCCGGTGGTATTTTATTAGCAAATAAAAATAATTGGTCTCGTAAGTAAAGAGGGGTAATAAAAAATGTATGATTTAGGATGAATTTCTGTTTATAGTCAGTTATTCCATCACCAATAATACTAAGTTGTGAAACATTTACCTCCGCTGTAATTTCATCAAATATTTCGTTCGTCACCCAGCCCCAAGATGTAGTTCCTATTATTCCCTTTTTTAAGGCAACAGTATTGCTTGCATCCAAATCTTTAAATAAAAATTTTTGAGTTGTACCCCTGTCTGTCTTTGATTTGAATGTGTTTACTTCACTATTCTTTATTAAATTGTAAAAGTAGTCTAAAGCAACAACAGGAGTAGTTCCAAACAATGAACAGTCCTCATCGGTTTCATCTACAAGTGCTTCTACTGTTGTAATCTTTCTGCCGTCTGATGATATTTCAGCTATTGTATAAGAACCGTTATTTGAAATAGTATCTGTAACATCAAATGTATCACCCACTTTGAATCCATCGGAAATAAAATCAGAGCGGTCTAATGGGTTTACGTTTTCGATTGTCTTTGTTGCAGACGTAAATTGAAGCCTTTTATTTTCAGAACTCCATTTTATGTAAAAATTAATAACACACGTAATTTTATCGCCTATACAACCATAAAGATAATCTACACCACCGCCACTTACACCAGTAAATTCGTCATAAAACTTTTTTGATGTTACAAAAATGCTCATTTATCAGATGTTATTTTATTTGTGTCAAGATAAAAATTTTCCGCTTCATTCTTATTTTCAAAATTCAAAATTACTGCCCCGATAGGCGTAATTGACATATAAGCTCTTTTGTTATTTATCATAATTAATTTCTTTTGTTCAGGCTCAAACGTAGGCAGGTTGCTTAAAGTCTTTTGCGCCTTTTCTATTATTGGCTCTAATCGCTTTTTAAAATTCTCAAGAACTTGCATAGGGTCTTTATCTTGCTCCATCTTCTGTAATTTTTTCAGTTAAATTATTTGTAAAATTAACAAATATACGGTATTCCGCACCAATAGCTATTTCGTTATGCAAATCCCACGGTATCTTCGTAAATTTACCAAAATAACCAGATGGGGTTTGAAAAATATTATTTCCACGAACCAAATAAAAATCTTTGCAACATAACTTAAATGTCCTATCCCTATAAATTAGTGCCTGATTGCCTCTTGTTGCAAGCTCTTTGCCATGAAAATTATTTAAAAGATTAATCGCTGCCATATCTGTTTCATTATTTCCAGCTATTTCCCAATCAGAACCAACTTGTGTTCCTATAAAAATTTTCGGGATAGAAAAAGAATCATTACTAAGCAACATCCATCCTATCCTGTTGTTTAAAATATTTGTAGGCATCAATGGGATAGGGGCAAGTGTGGTAGAGTTTCCGCCAAATAAACTGATTGCCCAATTTACTGCATTGATTAACCCATTTATTGCACCAAGAACAAAATTAACTACAGATGCTACTGCATTAATAAGCGTGTTTAATAGACTTTCAATTCTTGTTAAATACTCTTTTCGTTTCGCATGAGCAAAAGATAGCCTAACCTCTTTGCCATTTCCTAATAAAACATTACCTTTTGTATTAACAACAGTTGGCACTAATGTTACATTAACAGAAGTGCCTCTATATTTATGAATAGTGTTTAATTCTGTTTCATCAACAGCATACGTCAAATAAAGGTTTGCAGTTAATTCAGAAGCGTTTGTCCTAAACGGCTCAGGAAGATTAAATGTATTCCCAGGGCTATCTACGTTTGGTGGTATAAATGTACCTACTGTATTAAAGTCATGCTTCTCACGAATGATTAACTGCCCATTATTTATAATGACTTTTCCATTACACCATGATAAAAAATCAATAAGTAAATCTTTGAATGTACCATCGTAATGTCCGTAAACGTCAGGATTAAAAGGGAAACCTTGACCTTCATCAAATGGTCTATCAAAGACTGATAATGGATTTGATAAACTTGGAATAACTGTTTTACTCGGACAGATTGTTAAATTAGCATACGTACCTGTTAATATTGGCGATGAAAATTGAAGCCCAAGATAATCACAAGCCTTGCGAATTAGTGTATCTACCTTCATCCCAAGTTTATATTTTTTTACTTGTATTATGTTTGAGATTAAATCTTGTATCAAATTAATTAATGCTGTCAATATCAAACCTAAATAGACAATGTATAAAACTACATTGGCTATCGTAGCAATTAAGGTAGCTGCTGATGTTCCTACTTGCGCAACTGCTGTAGTACCTTGCCCAATTAAATCATTTATTAATGAAGCTATCTTTTCTGTTATTTCATACAACTCTTTTAGTGTAATATAAATATTTAATGAGATTAACATCGCTTGTTGATAATCTGGTATTTCGCTAATTGCGTATGGTATTAACTTGTAATCTGTAGCGGGATTAATTCTTCCCGGTGCATTTGCAGGAAGTGTAGTTAAATAAGCAAAACTAAAAGAGGCTGCTATGTCGTTTAACCAATCTATTTTGTTTGATTCTTGGCATGGTGCTTTTACCACGTCGCATTCCCAAACAGTAGCTTCGCTTGCTGTATGTATTATACCATCTAAAATCATTTGTGGGAAAGTTCCACAGCTCCAAATGCGCAAAGGTACGCCTTCAAAGATTCCTGCGCCACCTGTCAACCCTTGCTTTCTATATTCGTTTAGTTTTACTGCGTTTTCACCCACCCATTCAAAATCTGTTCCTTGTAAAGATGCAGATGGTGAATCATTAGACCAATCCAATTCAATGCGAAGTGCTTTCCAATTTCTTGGTGGTGGAACAGTTACAAAACCTGTTCCCCAATTAATTTCAAATCTTAAATCTACAAAAGCCATTAAAATCTCCTCTTTTCCAAATAAAAAATACGTCTTTTACCAGCCTCTATCTCATTTTTTATAAGTTGACCTGTTATTTTGTCAATATCAAAAACCAACTCTTTTTTATCCCTTATTGTTTTTTCAAGCGATTTAATATCATTATGCAAAACATGAATTAATGCTGTATTTGTTTGTTCTTCTATATTTTTATCATGTAGGGTTGGCATATTAGGTAAATACACATTTTTAAACATCCAATCCTGAACAGCATCTTTGCCCATATTCATTGCAGTTGCCAATCCCGGATTTTCTCTTGTTCCTTTTGCTGTTATTACGCTTTCTCCTTTTGAAAACCGTATCAAATTACTATCTGAAGTTTCTGTTCCTTTGCCTTTAAAATCTTCAACCCCATCTGCAAAAGAGCCTGCAATTACATCGCTTAAAGTCTTCGCTAATATAGTTTGCGCAAAAGCTTTGCCTGCCGCATTTGAATCTCCGTCTTTCGCAAAGTCTTTCAATAATTCTAAAAATAAACTGGCTAATTGTTTCGCTTGCTCTTGCTTTTGTCTGCGTTCTTCTAATTCTGCCTGTTTAGCTAATGCTTCTGCCCTGCGTTTTTCTTCAAAAGCTAATGTATTTTCTAAACCTTTATTTGCTAATTCCTGTTGTATTTGTATTGCATTGTCTATTTCTGAAATTTCTTTATCTAATGATTCTTGTTCTTTTTGTAGCCTTTTCTCTATCCCGTCAAAATAAGCATTATTTATTTTATCTATAAGTTCTACCTTAGATTGAAATTCCTCCTTTTCCTGCTCCTCTCTAAATTTTTCTTCTGCTAATATTCTTTCATCCCTTAATTCTTTTTCTTGTTGTAACTGCATTTCTAATTCCTGCCTTCTTTGTCTTTCTAATTTTAATTTTTCTTCGGCATTCTTCTTTTCTTCATCTTCAATTTCTTTTAATATCTTTTGTGTTTGTTTAAAATATTCATCTTGTATTTTTAAACGCTCATCTTTTTCTTCTTCTTCTAATTTTAATGTTTTATCTTTCTTTGTTTTAGCATTATTAATAAGATTATCGGTTGAATTTGTAGAATCGTCTTCTATTCTGTTATTACCATCTTTATTAATTTTAACAAGTTCATCCATAAACTGTTTTAGCTGTGTTGCGCGAAGTGAAAAATTCTTTTTTACAGCTATATCATTAGATTCATTTGAAATTCGTATTGCCTCATTAAATTGTTTAAATACCTCTTCGTATGCAGTAGATAGTTGTATTGCTCCTGATTCTACTTGTTTACGTATTCCATCAGTAAATGCCTTTGTTTGTTTTGCAAATGATTCTTCGATTTTTAAAACTGTACTTGACTTTCTTGGGTCAAAATTTCCAGAAAAGAAATCAAATAAATCTACTGCTGCTGCCTTTAATTCATTTTTAATTTGGTCAATAAGTCCGCCTAATTTCTCCTGTAAATCGCCAATTCTATTATCTAAATTTTGTGCTGCCCCTGCTGATGTATTCAATGATAAAGCTGCCGAACCGGAAAATTTATCCAGTTTCTCCATTAATATAGCTAAATTGTCTGTCTTGCTTCCTGTATCTTCAAATCGTATGCCCGCATCTTTCAACGCCCTTACCTGACCATTTATACCACTAATAACATTATCTGTCGCTGTTGATAAATCAATGCCTTGCGCTGAAGCTAAATCTAAAATTTTAGGTATTAATTTTTCTACTTGCGCAGTAGTTAGACCATATTGCAAAAGTGCTGTTTGAGATTTTTGAATTTCATCATCTGAAAAGATAGATGTCTTTTGTAATTGTTCCGATTGTTTTATTAATGTATCAACAGCACCATCATTACCATTAGCAATATTCTTCACAGCAAATTCTAATTTTTTTGCAGCAACTTCCGCATCTCTGAATGATTTTAGGCTGTTTGAAAAAAACGATTGAACAGCGTTTGCAGCTACAGAGCCTATCTGTAAAGCAAAACCACCAATAATATTTCCGAGTGTATTAAATTTCTGTTGAAAACTTGCAAGTGCGGATGTCCATGTATTTGTATTCTTTGCCAAATTAAGTTGCTCCTTCGCTAATTCCCTATTCTTCTTTATTTGCTCTTGCTTTAGTATTTTTGCTTTCTCTAATTCAACCGCCTCTTTCTGTTGTGCAAGTTCAGTTTGCTTCATTATGTTCAACTTCTTTTGTTCTGTTATAAGAAGCTGCTTTTCTATATTATTTAACTTATCGTATTCATTAGTTAGTTTAACTAATTCATCTATTGATTTCCCCTCATTTGCTTTGATAGCTTTGCCTGATGTTGCTGCTATTTTTTTTAGCCTTTCAATAACTCCATCTAAAGCTTTACTATAATTTTCAGCTTTGATTATTTCGGGTCCAAATGGGTCTTCAAATAAATCATCATGCTTTACTTTCTCGCTTGCCATTATTTTATTTTATTAATAAGTTTAATGTATGAATAATATTCAGAAACCGAAGTCTTGTGCACATCAATGACAAAGCCTAAATATTTTTGCATTATTGCTTTCATTTCAAAAAAATCATAGTTGCTCGAATTTGCTTTTAATAATTTTTGAAATTCTATCTCGGCTATTTCAATAAATGTTTGATAGATTTTATCACCAGTAACTATCTTACGAACTTTAAGTAAAGCAATTTCTTTTTGTTTTTTAAATATATTTTTGAAATTTTCAGAAAAGCCGAACATTTTTATGTACTCATCATATAACTGAAACCATATTTTTTTCAAAAAAAGTTTTTCCTTTGCATTTATTGTTTTTTTTTTATACAGTAAATACGAATAATCGCCAGTCTCATGAACCTTCATCCAATTATAAATTGGTAAATTATCAATACTGTTATAATAATTCAATGCCGATTTATATTCCGAGTTCTTTTCTCGTAATTTTAAGAAAAGATTCTTTAACTTCCGGCATAAGTTCATTAATGCTTTCATCTGTTAAGCCTAATATCTTTCCATAAACAAAAGATAAATCTGTACCTTGTTTATCTGTATTTGCATCTATAGACCACCCATCGTTTTCATTATTGAATTTAAAACTTCTATAAAAATCTCCAGTATCTTTTAGCGTAATATGGTCTGTTCGACCATCTCTGCCCTCTGCCCTTGCCAATGGCTTATAATAAAATATAGTTATTGGTGCATAATCTCCCAATGATTTTTCGTCAGAAGTTATTCCTTTTTCATAAAGTTGTGATTCTGTATTTAAGTCAATAGCCTGTGCTTGTAATCTGGCATCATCCCAAACATTTTTCATAATTTTAATAGCACTTAAATTTTTAGTCTGCCTTATTAATTTATAACAAGGTTCAAAATACATCATAATACAAATTTAAAAAAAAACCAGCGATTATTCTCGCTGGTTCAGAAAAGAAAATAAACAAAATTAAGGAACAGTTATAGGATTATTAATAACATTAGTAAAATCAAATCCATCTTTAGTAGGCGTTAACCTTAAAACATCGCCACTTGTTTGTGCTGCGAAGTCTATGTCATAAGTACCTTCTGGATTTTCAGTTACTGATGTTATAGTAACGGCTAATGAATCTGTAACATTAAATAAACTAAAATCTGAAATAGTTAAACCTTTTACTAAAACAGGGTTGATTGGTGTACCATAATCTGTATAAAGACGAACAGAAAAATCAGTAGTTGATTCACTTGAAATTTCAGAATTAACGTCAAGTAAACCATTAAGCGAAAGCAAATCCGCATCGCCTAATTCATCGCAAGTTATCATTCGAAGATTTTCGTCTTTTTCGTCAACAGAAAAATTAAACGACAGTTCCAATTTTTGAGTTGTTGTATCTGAACTCCAAATTAACATAGCTGCTACGCTTGATTTATCGAGTTTAATCGGATAAAGTATTGTTCCATCTGATGAAATAGAACCTATTAAATTACCATTTTTATCGATTATAAATACACCAATATCCACACATCTTGCTGATTCTATTTTGCCTTTCAATTGTGGCGGGCCTTCAACTATCCAACCCTTAAATGACCTTGAACCTTCTTGAATGAATACAGAAGAGTTATCTTCAAAAGTTTCTAAGATATTTTCACCGCGTGTATTTTCAACATTCACTAAAGAAGGCAATGGAAACCATCTATCTTCCTTATCAGCTTCATTCACTAAAGCATCAAAGAACGCTTGGTTTAAAGTTGATGAAAGAAGTATTCCATTTCTTGAACCGCTACTTCCATAAATAGGAACGAAAATAACTTTACGAGCTACTTTCATTATCGGTGTGCATTCTATCCCTGTGTTGGAGAGACCTGCATTGCATTCACATGTTTGACATCCCATTTTTTTATTTTTTTAGTTATACAAATATAAAATAGTTCCAATTGCAAAAATAATCATTTTTTTAACACTTTGCGCATTTACCTTCTTTATAGCGTCTAATTTCTATCTCATTTTCAACTCCAGACAGATTATCTAAAAATAAAGACCTTACTACCCCCTTGTTCGTAATATAAACACCGAATCGTGCATGGTTTGTAATTATAGATTCTAATTTACTTGAATCTGTAAATTTATCTTCTTTTATTATTTTAACTAAATTTTCCATTAAATTTCTCATCGGCAAAATATATTCGGAATAAAATTCACTTGTTAATTTTTTATCAAAGTCTGCTTGTGTTAATGCAAATAGTCTTATAGAAGATTCACGCTCTAAAGCATTGTCTAAGTCGGTTTCAAAAAATCTTTCTTTAAACAATTCCAGAAGATATATCATTGGTGTTTTTTCATAGGCATTATGCTCTTGGTCTAATTCAACGCTTGTTTGTATTGGTGTTCCGTGATAAAACTTTACGGTGTACAAATTAAATGATGTAGCAGTTATAGAAACTGACCCCTGAACAACTATCTCCTTTGTAGATTGATTAACAGATATTATAGTGTACGTGTTTCCGCCTATTGTAACTTCAAACCCGGATTGCGAATAAAGTACATCGCAAACAGTTAATGTATGTAAATCACCAGATGTTACTACGCTTTTAATTTCTACTGTATTAGGAATGGCATCTACCCATTCAGAAATTATGTCAATTAGATTTTTCTTGTAGTTCATTTTTTAGTTATGTTTATTGAAATAAATACGATAAACATAGAAAATGAAAATAATGGCTCAGTATAAATCATTCCTGCAAATCCAACCAACATAAGAGTGTACTTTATCCATACTATTAATTTTTTCATAATATAGCTGAAAATTTTGGCTCTAATGAACTCCCTTTAAATTCAGGGTAAGTTGAAGAATCAAATGTTTTGCAAAACCATTGAATAGTATCCCAACTCATTAAGCATTCATTATAACGTATTTCACCATATCGTGAGGCATTTTCTGGCGACTGAACTATTCCTGCTTCTACTATTCTTTTTGAAACACCGCTTTGTGAACTGCCTATTTGCGTTTCATGTATATATTGCCAAAAAATTATTGATGTAAGAATGTGTTTTATTCCCTTGCTTTCATAAATAATACCATTCTCTTGCTCATAAATTGGATTAAATATGGTAATAAATCTTGCATTTACAGGATTTCCTGTTAGGTTTAAATCAGAAATAAATAAATCTGCTAATTCTTTTCCTAAAAGCTTAATAAGGTAAATTCTTTCTATCCTATCTCTGTAATTTTCTATCACTGGGATAAGATGACTTGAAAAAGCTAATCTAAATGCTCCTGTAAAATCATCTGGTACTTTTACGATAGGGAGTGGCATTTTTTTTTACAAATATATATAAAAAGGGCAAGCTTAAGCTTGCCCTTTTTATATTAATTAAACTACTATGGAGTTTCAAGTGCTGCTTTAGCAGTGCTGAATGTTCCTTTTACAAAAGCTTTCGTGTGGTTAGATTTGATATAGTGACACGCTCTAATTTCACCTAAGATTGTAACTAAGTTCTTTGTGAAGTCATCGTTTTCGTAACCAATGGAAAGCGTTACATTCTCTCGCATGTGAACAACTGACTTGGTAAAATCTCCTACCAAAAAGTCGCCCTCTGTCATTCCAATATTTGAAATGATTGGCAAGCCTTTAATCGTATTACCACCAGCAGTTAAGAATGGAGGCAATAGATAGCGGTCTTCAGCATCTTTCGTCAAATCCATTGCGGCTACATCAGAAGGGTGCATAACTATATAATTTGGCACAAATGGGCCATTAGGTGTTGCAGTTTCAATTTGGTTTATTGCAACTCGAATTACATCAAAGTTATTTGCATTGTTAATTGTAGCTGCAAATGAGCCTGCAGAAAATGAAGTTGCAAACGACATAATTCCTGCAAGGTTTGGAGAAATACCATCGCCTTTTAAAATCTGTTCATCAAGTTTCAGCAGTAGTAATTCAACAATTTCCCTGCGAATTTCACCTTCAATAAATGCAACATCGTCAAGCATTTCTTTAGAAACTTTAATGTAGTATGTTATCTTTTCAACATCACATTTTGATTCTACTAAGTCAAAATCGCCTTGAGTTTTTGCAGACCCTTCTGCTGTTGTTCCTGCTGCTCCGGGGTCTGGATTCTTCTGTTCAACCCATTGAACGATATTTTTAACCGTAGTTGCCATTGATACAAGTTGCTGAATGAATGGCATTCTGCGAACAACACGAGTAAGGCCGGGTAAGTAATCTGAAAGAGTAAATGGAGTTCCACCACCAACACCACTGATATTTCCAGTAGTCATTGTGGCAGCAGCTTTAACTTCAAGTTCAGCGTTTCTGATTTTCTTCGCTTTAATTTCAGAAAGTTGTCCCTTTCGATTCATTTCATACAACGCATGAATTAAAGCATCGCCTAAATTCTTCCGTTTTAATTCTTCTATTTTGCCCTCTTCTTTAAGCGACTTAATGTCAAGACCAATCTTTTCTAAATCGTCTTTAAGCTTTACTATTTCCTCTTGTGTAGAAGCGGCTTTCAGTTTTTCGTTTAATGAATGTATTTGCTCTTTCAAGCCTGTTATGTCTTTATTTTCGTCAAGTTTCTTTTGAACTTCTGACTTAATTACTTTTAAAAAGGCTTCCTGCTCTTTTGTCAAGCCTCCGCCTTCATTAACTTCTGGGCTTCTTTGGATATGAGTGTTCATAATTGTTTTTTTTAAATATTAAACTTTGATTTTTTTTCTGCGACCCCGAAAGGTGCTAAAAATATTAAAGCGGCCTCGAAAGGTGCTTGCGAATACAAAATTAAAAACAAATAATTTAATCTAAATTAAAGTTATTAACAAACACTTGGTTTATTAGTTCTTTCGTAACTTCTCTATTACCAGTTTCTATTTTCGATTTGTTAATAATTAATTCATCGGGCAAGTTAAATATCATTTGCTTTAATTGCGCTATCTGAAGTTCAAAAATGTGCATCATATCATCAGATTGCGAACCGTGTTTTAATGTATATTGAAGTTTATTTATCTTTTCATATATCGCCCTTTTAAAATCTTCTGGCTTGTTGGATTTAGTTTTGATTCCAATCATCGGAGTAAATTCATTAGAACCAAATGCTACAGTTGAGCCTTCAAATAGTTCTATCTCTTTAACTATAAAGACAAAATTACTTTTATCCATTTCTTCCTTATTAATAACTTGGTCGTAAATTTTGCTCCATCCCTTTGCATCTCTTTCAATCATCTCTGTATCTATATACCGGAATCCGATTGAATGATTATCATAAATCTTTTCTTGATAATTCTTTAAAGTGTCATTGCCAAGCGTTGTATCACTCATTTTAGTTTCAAAATAAATACCTTTGATACCATCTATTTCCCTTTCTTCCAATAAAATTATCTTTCCCGGAAGTTGAGTAAGGTCATGGTTTAAAGCGTGTTTTATTTTTGCAATAGAATTTGATTTTGGGCCGCGCTCCCGTATAGATTTTTTTGCACTTCCTGGGACTAATATATCTTTATCGTTGTCAATAAAATTAAATGTATTAAAAAAGCCTGTCACAATTCGACCTGATGTATCTACATCCTTAATAGCTCCTTGAGTTAATGCAAAATCTTTTGTCGAGTAAAATGTTTTTTTATCAACTTTCATTTTGTTATAATATTAGTTAGTGGTTTTATATTTCTATTTTTAACCTTTTTAGATTCTTTAATCTTCTTTTTTTGTTTACGCAAAGCAGCCAATATTTTTATTCTTTCACTTTCTATTCTCATAATAATGATAATATTTTAGAATATAAATCTTCGATACTTTGTATTGTTTCACCATTAACCCTCTCTATTGGGTAATATAAAACAGAGCCATCTAAAATATGCGTAAGCAAATATATAGGCTGATTATTGTTGTCAAAAATCTCAACGTGTTTATCGTCATTTCTACCAACTAACGATATACTCGAAATAAAATCTTTTCGTAAGTGTTTTTTTATTGTTTCGGATTTTTTCGCAACATATAAATCATTTAATGTAATTGTGAAAAACCCTGCCTTTTCTGTGTCATCTATGGTTATTAGCATATTATTTATTTTTTATTTTTTATTCTTCTACCCATTGTACAAATATATCAAAATTAGAACCTGCTATTGTAGCACCATTCAGATTAATAGAAATTGATTCATTACTTGTTAACAATAAAGGCTGTTTATCCGTTTCTGAAAAATTAAATTTCAAAGGCATATTAAAAGCTGTCGTTGTAGCAGGCATAAAAAGCTTTGAAGCCGCAATAATACCTACCAATGTTCCAAGTATTGGATTTGTTGTGTAATATACTACAGTGGCATCAGAACTACTATCGCTACTGTCAAATGGCACATTAGTTAACGATATTGATGCTCCACTATTTAAAGTTGAACGCTTTACTAAGTGAACACTTATATTTGCTGCAGTTGACCTTAAACCGGAAATTGTAAAGGATACAATTTTTATTTTTTTATTTGCGCTACCAGAAATTGTAAAAACATCTGTAGCTGCTGGTGCTACTGTAAGACCTGAAATAGCTGCTCCATAAGTTGCCTTCTTTTTAATCATCCCTGTTACTATATCAACTAATTCACTTAATTGGCTTGTAACAGGCGATGTTATTTCAGAATAGTTATATTCATTTAAACCACTATTATCTATGATTCTTAATTTAGTGCCTAAAAGAGACTCTACCCTTACAATAGTGTTCTTTTGTATATATTTGGAAATGCCATCTGTTGTAATTTCAACAAAATCTAATTTATCGTTAATTTGAATGTTTGCCATATTTTAATTTAATTTTTTCCAGATTATTTTTACTTTGTGAAAAATTTTATTACCGAATTCATCTATGCCAAAACTAAATCTATCTTGCCCATTTATATATGCATTTAGATGTGCTTTTTCAAATGCTTTTTCTTCTTCGGTAATAAAATTTTCTGTTTTACCACCAAATAATCTTGCCCATTTTTTAGGTTTTTTTTTTATTTAAAATCCCAAACATTAATCTATTGCTTCTTTTATTACACTTGTTATCATTGAAGATGCTATAGTAGCATCATAGCCGTATTGGTTTATTAGCACATTAATAGCAGTTTGTCTATCCATATTTCCATTGCTTACAGCTTCATTTAAATCAATTATGCCTTGTGTTCCGCCTACTGTTGACCGTAGTTCTATTTGGGCATTTCTAATTTTATCTTCAGTACTTTGAACATCTTCTTGAGCTTTAAACTCATAACCCATTTCTATTGCAAATTGTTCTTTAGTTATGATTCCATCGGTAAACAACATGTTCAGCCGTTCTGTTTTTATTTTTTTTGTTTCTTCTTCCTGTTTTTTATCTTCTTGCATAACAGCAAGCCAACTATAATCAGCAAACAATTCTAATCCATCATTTTGTAATCCGAACTGATTTGTAAATGTGCGCATTAGCAAATCTGCTTCAGGCTGTATAGTGTTTTGATATGTTTGCTTTAATGCTTCTTTTTGATTTTCAAAAGTTGCGCCTTTTGTGCTTGGGAAAATATCTCTTGACAAACCATAAGCAGAACATAATGCTTGAAAGTCATCTTCAATTTCCTCAAACAACATCAAATCTTTTGTCGGATAGCCCATAGGTGTCCATGTTACATTTGCTGTAGTTATAATCCATCGCATTTGGTTATCGAAAATTCCGTATTTATTTTCCCTGTAACTTTTTTCTATTCTTTTTCTTTCCTCTTCTCCTAATGGTATTCCACCATCAGCATCTTTACTTTGATTTGAAATAATGCCTAAAGCCCCTTTCTCATTTATTAAAATGTTTCTCGTCTTTATTGCCCCTTGCATATTAGAAATGTTTAAACAAAGAGATTCTAATTTTGACTTTGCGACAAAATAATTTTCACTTACTCCTTGCGATACATGTATAATATCATCCACATCAAAAATTTTTACATAGTCTGCCTTTTCAAATCTATATTCTTTTATTATCCCTTCAAGTTGATATTGTTCAAATAGTTTTCCAGACGGTATAACTTGCATACCATCTGGTGGCAAATTCCAAAGCACCTTTGTTTGGTTAATTCCTTTAAGTTTATATATAAAAGCATTTGCATATATATCTTTATAAATAGAAATCTGTGAAATAAAATCCTCTTGATTTTGTAAAGGATTTGGTTGTTTAAATAATTCTAAAATTTTATGTTCAGATATTATTTCACCTGTTTTTTTATTGCGCAACTTTATATCCATGTTCTTAAACATATCTGCCTTTTTATCAATAACAGCACGAACATAAGGCGAACTACAATAGACAGCCATTAAATCTGACATATCTATTAGAATGGGCATTTGCCCATTTAAAAAAAAATTTGAACGTAAAGCGTAAAATGGTGGATTCTCATTTAGGAATACTCTGAAAAATCTCGAAAACCAATTACCAAATCTATTCATCAAAATTATTTTATGCAAATATATAAAATAAACTAAAATAACTTAAACTTATTAACAACTGCTGCTATAAGTCTTGAGGTGTATTTGTTTTCGCAAGAACTACATATATTTGATTTACATAGGTTGCAGTAATAAACCTTTTTTTTATTCGCATCTTTTCTTAAGATAAAGCACACATCGCACTTGGCTTCTATCCAAACTTTCTTATTACCATTATTGAAGTTACAACAACTCATCTAAACAAATTCGGCATAAATGAATGAATGAATTTTGCTAAACCAGAAATACTATCTGGGGCATCATCGTGTTTTGACGTTCCATCTTTTAAATAATCAAACAATTCACGCATAAATTTATCATAATCGCTTCCCGGTATTATATCTTTATCTTCTAAAAAATAAAAATACTCTTTTATAAAAGCATATTCCAAAATAATTCTTGAATGTTTATTCGCAGTGTTACTTACTTTTAAAACTTTTTCAGGTGAAACTTTTTCTCGCAAAGATTTTATAAATATGCTACCTTGATTGTTTGATTCTACACGCAAATAATTTATTTTTAAATCCCGCATCGCTGCTACTGTTCTTGGCATAGTAATATCAATATTATCTTTTGTAAAAATAATATCAGTTATAAATACTTTATTCTTAAATAATCTTGCTATCGGCATAGCAAATGAATCATCGCCTTCATCAGCTATATCTGCATAGGCTAATGTCGCTTCAAGCCCTTCCTCTTTATAGTCGGATTTGCTAAACCTTTTTAAATCAGAACGTCTAAATAATGTACCCTCAGCTTCCATCTTCCACCCACCTATTATTTCATGATAATATCTTTGTTTATCTTCGAGCTTTATCTTTTCTATTGCCTCAATAAAACTATCCGAAAGGTTTTCTTTATTATCGAGATAGCTTAAATGTATATGTTCAACTTCAGGGTGCGTGCTTATTGGTACTTTATAACTATCAATTTCAATAAATTTATGTGTGTTTTCAAAAAACCTACTCCAAATCCAATGGTCTTTTACTGTTGGGTTTATAACTATTATAATTCTATTTTGTTTCTCTTTATTTCTTACACTTAAATCTATTTTATCAAATGTTCGCTCGTCAATTAACTCTTCAGCTTCATCAATTACCCATGTAGTTATGCCCTGCAATGATTTTAAATTAGCTGTTTGAATACCAGAGCTTGTCTTTATTCCACGAAATAATATCTCACTTCCAGTATTTATCTTTTTTATATCAGTAGATGAAATAATAAATTCACTTACTATATTTAATAATTCAAGCTTCTGTTTAAATTCCGGTATTATGGAAATTTCAGCAGATGTCATTGTGTAGCGTGTAAATAGAATGCGATGACCTGCCTCATACGTTAAAAGAGTAAGAAATGTAGATGTGCTAAATGATTTAGATGAACCGCGACCGCCTGTTATAATTATGTAACGCTTTTGTGTTGTAAATAATGGCTTAACCTTTTCATTTAATTTCATCAGTATTTGTCTGCACAAAAGTTATAACAGGAATAGATTTGCCATCTGTTGAAGCGTGTTGTATTTGTTGTGTTGCCTTACCATGACTTCTATCAAGCATACGCTCTAATGTCTCGTAAGCATCTTTGCTTTCTATCAACCGATTTGCAATTATATGAACTAAAATAGGCTGATTTTCATCTTTTGAAAGATTTTGCAATTCCGCTAATGGTAAATTAAACATAGCTTGAAACGCTTGCCGTACTTGTTCAGGGCTAACTTCATCATAGCCATTTTTTTTAAGCGTTAAGATTAATTCTTTTACAAGTTTTGGTTTTCTGCCATTCTTGTTTTTAGGTTGGTGTTCAGAACTCCATTGATATTTCTTGCCTTCCTTTGCTAAATTTGCATTCCGTTCTTCAATCGTCATATTACGTTTAAATAGCGTTTTCGTTTGCAAATATAAAACTTTTTTTTGAGTTTTTAACTGTTTGGTTTGTGATTAGTTTGTCTGAATCTAACTGTTTAAGTTTAGCGATTAAAACTTTTGTGTACAAATCTATATTAAAATTATCCCAGCCTTTAATAAAATGAATAATTGGTTTCATTTGTTTTGATTTCATTTTTTATGTTTTTGATTTTTTTTTCTATTTCCTTTATTTCATTAATTAATTTTTCGATTTGAAAGTAAGAATTTTTTTCATTTTCGAGAAATTGTATAATTCCTTTCTGGTATTTTTTCCAAAAAATTAATCTTTCATTTATGGTTAATTCATCATAAGGCTTTAAGGCTGTTGTTTTTCTTTTCTTGTTTTCCATAATATAAAGTTGCTTTTCTGAAAAATCGCTCATATTGTTGTTTTGCAATGAAAAAGTTTTACTTCATCCTGCATCTTAATTCTAAATTCCTTTGGTGTCATTTTGTTTGTTTTATTTAGTTACTATTTTTAATCCGCAAAAAAACTTCTCTAAGCCCCGAATCGTTATACGCAATTTGTTTTCATTTTTATAGATTAAAAACGTGGTTAAGTTGTTCTTGAATATACCATTGAAGATTGCTTACATCTACATTTGTTTTTTCAATTTTAATCAATTTTTTTGCTTTTGCTTTTGTTAGCTGCTTTCTTTTGACAAGCCAAGCGTTGGCTATAAAATTAAACGGAACAAATGTTGGTGTCTCGGTTATGTCAAACAGATGTTTCTTTCTGAACGCTAATTTTCTGCCCTCAAATTCAAGATAATTAGAATATTGTATCAAGTATATGTTTGGGTTTTCCATGTTCATTATCAATCATATATGGTTTTACGTGGAACAAATACAATGTTATAGGAAAGCTGCTACATCCGTGTTCCATTTGACAGTTCCGTTTCAACTTTTAATAATTTTTTTTCCTCCCCTTTTAAGAAAGAGAAAATGTAAGCGATAACATCAACCGTCCAACCATC